TCCACTGCTAATAAAGTTGTTCCAGCGTTTGAAGTTGTAGTTAATTCTAAAAAACCATCTCCTCCACCACTTGAAGCAACAGAAATTGCACGAACTCTAATAGGACCAGAAATAACAGCAGTTGCTCCTGCAGCTGCGTTAGTTCTTGTAGCCTGTATGTCGCTTTTGATGCCCATTTTATACTCCTTAGTTTGTGGCTCCCGAAGGAGCCACTAATTAATTATTACTACGCAGAATAACCGTAAACTTCAAGTAAAAATTTACCTGCAGTATATGTTCCTGTAGTAGTTCCTGCTTGAACAAAATATAAATATTTATCAACAGTTGGTAAAGTAATTATATCAATGTCTCCTGCAGCTACACCACCAGAATTTAATAAAGATGATGCTGTTAAACTACCGATTGCAGTCGAGTAAACACCAGTTGCTTCATCTGCTTGGTAAATATCAATGTCAGTATCTCCTGTTGCTGGAGTTTCTAAAGTTAATAATCTAGCAGAAAATAAAGTTCCGTTATTTGCAGCTGTAAGTGCAGCAAAATAAGCAGGACTTGCGTTATCCACTCCGATAATGTCGTTTGCAGTTCCTGATGAAGTTACACCTGTCAAATCAATCATAATAGTTGTTTTAATAATTGATCCAACTTTTTCTAATGAAGTTGCATAAACTCCAGTTGCAGATATACCTGCTCCTGCTGTAGCATTTGTGTTAGCAGTTGCTGAAACAAATCCTGTAGAATCTACAGAAAAGTTAGTTGTAAAGGCACCAGTAGACGAGTTTTTAGTTACTCCTAAAAAACCATTTTCCGATCGGACTGGACCTGTAAAAGTAGTATTAGCCATAATATTCCTCCTTATAAATCAATATAGTCTTAAGGCTGTCTGCTGGGGCAGTCTATATTGAAAATTTATTTATTCCCAGTGCTTATATTATACATAAAAAAAGGGCGGTCATAAAGACCGCCCTTAATTGATCATTAATCAATAAGATTAACTAGTTGGTAAGTTACCGTTACCAAATACACATCTTGGATCAGAGAATCCAAAAGAGTATCTTTCTCTAGCTTTAAATCTTACGTTACCTGTATCGAAGTCACCTTCCATAGCAGTTTTGATTGGCGATCTTACGAAATGCTTGAATCCGTTAGGAGCATCTGTAAGGATGAAGAATGAATCAGTGTCAGTTAAGAAATTATTAATTCTGTAACCTTCAGGGATCATTCCCATGTTAGCCAATGCATTAATGTCATTGTCAGCTGTGCCGACTCTTTGAGGTGATTTCATCAATCTCTCAGCAGTAAATTGTAATTCTTTTGGAATTATCATTTTTCTACCTTGAAGAGCGATTTTTAATCCTCTTTCGTCAACAAAACCAGCAATGTCGATTAACGACTGCTCTAGTGATGTTTCGTTTAGGTCAGCTGCAGTTGCTAATACGTTAGAGAACGTACCACCAGTTGCTAACGGATGTGAATCATTAATTAATGACACACCGTCACCACCGATTGCAGTAGTAATCTGAGCGTTGTTTAGTACCGCTGCTGCTTTAACTTGTTTAGTGTTTGACATAGATCTTGCTAGTGCTCTAGTATATCTAGCTGCAAGTCTGTCATACAGATTATCTTCAATAGCTTCTTCAGTGATTGAAAACGCTAAAGCGATTGTTTCGTGTGTGTATCTAGCAGTGAAAGTTTCAGTTGCTTGATCGAACACAACGCCCGCACCTTCTTGTTTAGTTGGTGCAGAACCGAAACCTGCTAACATTACTTCCTCTTCGAAAGCTCTGTCAGAAGATTCAGCTGGGAAAATTTCCGCGTGCTGATTTTCGTATCTGTTATATTCCAGGCCGAATAAGGCATTCAAACCTGGCTCTAGTTCTTTAACTAGCTGTGCTCTTGATATAGCCATTTGTTGTCCTCCTTACGCTATGCCTGTACCACTTCTGTAGAAGTGATTGTTGATTCTAACTAGAACGTTTCCGTTAGCAGCAGATACGTCTGAGTTATCTGGATCTTGCGAAATATCAATCGCTTGTACTACGAAAGTAGTATCAGTTCCAGAAGTCTCTACATCTAATTGCTGTGAAGATATTCCAGTTTTTGTGTTTCCACTCACAGTTGTCAACGAGTAGTTTTTAAATATGTCCGCTCTCGCAAAAGTTGCGTCCGCATCTACTAAAAATACTGCGTCAGGGTCATCAACTACGAACGCTGTAATATCGCTCGCTGCAACTCCACCTGGGTAGTAATTTTTGAAGGTCGGCTTTTGAGTAGTAGGGTCAGTATAAAAACAACCGTTGAATACGCCCACAACAGCATCACTTGTATTACCAGCATATCTTTCGACATTTCCAGCAGCTACAGGAACAACCAAGTCACCTTGGAAGATCGCAGTAGCGTATGAGCTAGCAATTGTGTATCTGTTTTGAGCTCCAACTAATGGTGTACCGTCTAGTTTTCTGTATGGTCTTAGACCAAACTTTTCGACTACGTTAGCCATATGTTTTTTCTCCTATTTTAGTTTTGTTTAGCCGCCTCGGGTAGTTATCGTTAAGAATTACTTCTTCGAACCACCACCAAAGGTCACTCGAGATTGCCTTTCAATATTGATTGGCATCTCAGGTCGCTGCTCCTTCATTAGATCGTTGTCAACTGCGGTTAATTGATCTTGAGTAAGTTTTTTAAAATACTCAGCGCGTGACTTCAATATCTCTTCAGGTATCCTTGCCAGCACAAGGCCTCCAATCCCGATACATCCTTCGTATTCACCTGTTTTAATTACAGGGTATTTCGCAAGATCTGGGTTAGACATGATTTCATCAGCTCTGACGAAATCCCATCCTTCTCTAAGTTTTTTGGTTACGTTTGCTGTATCCTCAAAACCCGTTACAGATGTTCTAATCCATCTATGCGCATAACCTTGTGGCGCAGGTGGTGCATCCAAACTGGACGGGGGAGTCCATGTAGACTTAGTCATATTTACTTTTCTACTTTCTGACTCGCGTGAGGTTCTTTTTATTTTATCCATTATGCATTCTCCTTCACGTATTTTGCGTATTCCTCTAGTGGCACTCCTAATTTCTTAGCGATAGCTATTTGTGAACGAGTGAGTTTCACTGATCGGCGTCCGCTTTGGTTTCTTTGTGCAGATGCTACAGTCTGGACGGGTTTCTGTGGCTCCTGTTTTTTGCCAAATTTATGAGGAAAATTTTCTCTCATAATTTTGTCTATCTCATTATAATACTCGTCGCTTTCCGCGTCAAACCCTTGATCCACAAGGTCTTGATGCACTTGAAAAGCAGCACTTGTCATAATCTTATCTGCTCCAAACCATTCATTTTTTTCTGCCCAAGATTTAGCCCTGGTAGAAGGTTCTGGATAGGTAGGATTCTGAGGTGCTTGAGTAGTCTCCTGAGAAACTTGTTTTTGTTGAGTATTTGTTCTTTCTTCCTCTTCTGCGGCAGTCATCTTAGCTTTTTCAGCTTCAATGGCTAACTTAGCAATTAAAGAATTCGCATCAGCTATTTTATCTGCGTCTTGTTCTGCAATAGCATCTCTTAAAGCTGTTTTAGCTTTTTCTTGCTCTGCAGCGACTCTAGCTGAATATTGCTCAACATAACTTTTACTTGTTTTAGTGAATCTAGAACTTGTATCATCAAGTTCTTTTTTAAGAGACTTTGCATAATCCAATGCTGCTTTTTCTCTTCTTTCAGATTCCCTAACTTTAAAAGTTAATTTATTAATTCTTTTTTGTACTGATTCAGAAATAGAACCTAAATCATCTTTAGTTTCTTCTTTCTTGTCTTCTGTTTCTTCAACAGAAATTTTCTCAATACCTTCTGGTTTAGATTCAGTATAACCTAAATCAACTTCCTCTTTTGGTAATTGAGGTTCATTAGATTCCTCTGTTTTATTTTCTATTTCAACAGATTGTTCTTTGATACCATCAGTGTCTAATTCCACCTCTGGTGATTTGTTTTCTTCTAACATTTATAGCTCCTGTTTTTTTGCGTATGTGTTTAATATTGGTGATGAATATCCTCTGGGTTTTGTATCTTAGCAATGATTTCATCATCGTTAAGAATTCGAACTTCTCCACCATCAATTTTAAATCTTGAACCTGCATATCGTCCAAAGATTACCCAATCTCCTTTTTGACACCATGGTCCATCTGGAAATTTTTCTTTGTCCTTGTAGGCAAGATTTCCAACTTTCAATACGTATGCACATACGGTTGTCATCTGTATTGTTTCGCTGGTTGTATCAGTAAGAATAAGTCCACCTTTAGTTTTCTTTGGTCCTGCATATGGCAATACCAAAATTCTCCATCCTGTCGGAGATGGAAGTCTGTCTAAAAGTGATTGATTGTTAGATACTGAATCTGCATCTAATACTGTTCGTACTTCTTCTTCTGATTTGTAGGCGTTTAATAAGCCTTCATTGTGTTTAGGTACTTCTTTCGAAGCTTCTAAGTTCTCCGTCATTTAATCGCTCCTGTTTAAGCTGCAGGTCTTTAAGATCCTGAAGCAAAGACTCTAGGCCTTTGATTTGTCCTCTAATATAGTGAAGTTGTTCTAAATTGTCAACTGAGTACACTAGATTGTCTTTGAGCGATTCTATTCTTTTATTGACTACTTTTTTTACTGTAGAATAGCCTTCTACTATTTCTTCTTCCGACATTTATATAATTTTTCCCAGCATTTATTTGATAACCATGTAGCAAATTTATCTGCTAATTGCCAGAACTTTTTCATTATTTCCTCTTAATTAAATCAGTTGCTTTTAAACCATATACGCTCGCAATGACTCCCACGAATATAGTTTGATACCAAAAAGGTAAATCACTAAAGTATTCAAAAAATAATTTCATCTTGTCCATTGCTGTTGGGTCATTCGACCAGACCGCCCAGGCTAACATAACGATGGGCGCGGACAATAAAAGCAAAATGAATTCGTCTTTCCAATCCGATTGTCTTGCCTCTAATAATTTTCCTTGATACTCAGCCTCACCATTCGCCATTTTTTGAGCATGACGCATTTGTGCATCAGACATTAACATTTTTGTCTGTTGTCTATTTTTATAAATGTGTGAGCCTGCTTGAACTGCAAGTTTAATTGCTGATAACCACATTACTTAACTCCTGTAAATTTAAATCCTTTAACTTGTATTCCATTATGACCAGGATACATATTTTTACCATTACTTTCTCTATAAGGACATCCACCTAACATTAATTTAACTGGAGGCACGTTAGGGTTAGGGCCTCTTAAAGGTGGAGGCCCAGATCTTTTGCCAGAAATTTTATGCTTTTCGTTTGCCATTTTTTTGTTTCTTTCTTGCTTCTGAAAGCGCAATGGCGATTGCTTGTTTTCTATTTGTAACTTTTTTACCAGAAGATGATTTTAAAGTTTTATCTTTAAACTCACCCATGACTTTTTTAATTTTAGCTTCTTTACCAGTAGATGCTTTCATCATCTTTCCATATTTAGCTTCGGCAGTTCTGTACTTACCAAATCTGTCTTCTGGATTATCTTTGTTATTTGTTTTTTTCTTTGCTCTTAAAATTTTAAAATCTTTTTCAGAGATTTTTCCATCTTTGTTAGCATCGATTTTAGTTTGACCACCCGTTAAGTAACCTGGTGTCTTAAGATATTTTCCAAATTCTTTTTGTAATTTAGCTGTTGTACCTTTAGTATTAATTTCAGTTGTCTTTAATTGTTTTCCACCAACAGTTGGTTTGGGTGCAACCATTGTAACTTTTTTAGGTGCAGTTAAACTTTTAGGAGCTGTTTTTGTTTTGCTCATAACATCTTTCATAACTTTTCCTCCACTTAATGTAGCTCTTCTTGCTAAAAAAGTACCAGCTGACCCCATGCCTCCCATTTTTGCAAGATCATCTTGCATAGGATTAATTGAAAGTGTAGTTTCGTTTTTCTTAATTCCTGGACTAGTTATATTTTTAAATAACTGTTTATATCTATCGTTCAGACCTAGTTTTTTTCCCGACATTTTGCATCTCCATTTTTTCTCTCGCAACTTCCAATCTATTATCAGATTGTTCGTCTTGAGTTTCTAATTTAAGCTTTTCAAAGTCTAGTTTCTCATCAAATTGATCTTGATTCAACTCCATCTTCTCTGCAGCCTCTTGAGCTTTTCTTTGCAGGTCCATAGCTCTTAAATCAAGCTCTCTTTGCTTTAACATGACTAAAGGATCCTGTTTTTGTGCCTGATCACCCATCATTTCAGCTTGTGCTAATTCTGCAGTGATTTGAGCTATTCTTCTAGCTACTTCTGAATTAAATTGTTGCTGTACAGCTTGCGGATTTTGTTGCATTAGCTGTTGCATCTCTGGATTTTGTTGCATCATAGCTTGAACTTCCATTTGTGCCTTAAAAGACACGTGTTGAGAGATGTGTCCTTGTAATAAAGCATAAACTGGAGGGTTAATTTGTACCATTCTAGTCCTCATAAACGCAGAATGAGCCGCAATATGGGCATCATGGTCTTGATCTGGGTAAGCTTGAGGTAATTGCATCTGTAAAGCCTCCATATTTTCAATTGCAGGGTCTTTTGGAGTCGGAACAGGTTGCGGTTTTAGTAAATCGGGTATTTGTTTAGTCCCTAATGCCTCATAAACACGTCTATAAGCCTCATGTAGGTTGTGAATTTGAGGATTTGACTGTGCAATTTGTAATTGTGTCTGTGCTAAGGTCACTCTTTGCGACATTGAGAAGATATTTGGGTCTGCAACAGGCATAACATCCACTCTATCGTCAAAATCTATCTGCTTGATCATCTGATCCGCACCATAAACTGCGTATGGATACTCAGGTGGCAGGTAATCAGCGATAACTTTTGATAAAAGTTTAAATTCTTGACGCATTGCATAGTAACAACGCTTGTGAATTGCACTCATCACACGACTTCCACGCTCTAAAAGAGCAATCGTGGTGCCTACAGCTGCTGCTTGATTGCCATCTCCGACTTGTTGGTCAGCAATTGATGCAAATCTTTGTCCTGCAGCTACACAAAAACCTAATAATTGAAATAAAGTTGCGCTTGGTTCCTTAAATGGAAGCAATTGAAACTGATCTCTAATGTTTCCCCCAGGTGCATCTACATCTCTGAACTCTCCAGGTTGAATTGGTTGATCGTCATCTCTAACTCTCATACCTCGTGATTTAAATCCAGCAGGTAAATTCGATAATGTACCCGCATCGAGTAGCTGTCTTAACGCAGCGGTTGCGGTTCGTGACAGGCCACCGATCATGTGAATTAAACCAAAACCATAAAATCCTAATCCTGGTAAGAATTTAAAATGTACAAAGTAATCTTGTTTAATAAATTTAGGATCACCTTCTCTGTAATTTCTTCTAATCGCTAAAACTTCTCTTGAAGATTCTTCAATCGTTACAATGTAAGGTATTTTAATTCCTAAAGTATCTTCTTCATTCTCTGCAACGTAATCCGATAAGTCTAAATCAACATGCATTTCTAAAACATTGTAAAGCATGTCTGATGATTCTACTTTTTTAACTCCATCTATTTCGTTATATTTATCTTGAACTTTATTATCTTTGTTTGTTGGCTTCATCAGATCAACTTCTCTGTAAAAACCTGATGCCATCTTTTTTAATAAATCATTTTCTGATTGTTTAAGGACGTGTGTAATTCGTGATGCTTCTTTTAGATCAGTTGCATAATAGGGAACTACTAAATCTTCTGCAGGTACAAATTTAGACACTGCTCTTTCTATCATTGCATCGTAATAAACTTTTTTAAATGTAGATCCTGCAAGAGGTAAATAAAATAACATTTGATCAAACTCTGGAGTATATTCTTCCATACGTTCCATAATCATGTAGTTCATGAAATCTTTTACTCGTTGTGACTGCATCTCAACCGCTTCATTCTTTGCTCCAACGATTTGAGTTTTTACAGGACCATCACTCGGTAATAATTCTTTATAAGCTTGTGCTTGAAATTGTGTAACCGCTTCAGCTAGCATTGGATGAGTAACACCCGCTGCTCCTCTGAAAGGTCTGTTTTGTTCTACGTATTTAAATCCTAAAAGATCTAAACCTTTAACATATCCATCTTCCCAATCTTTTCTTGATTCTCTATCTTTTTGATATTCGGTGATTAAGTCAGAAGACAACTGTTGCAGGGCTCTTTCGTCAATATCTTCTGCAAGATTGCCGTAGAAATCCTGTTGAGGTGCTTCTGTTTCATCTGCACCTTCATCAAAGTTAACAGTTACTTCTTCCTCCACATCAACTTCTTCGTTGATCGGATTATCTTTTTCAATTGCCATTAGTAAAGTTTAGTTGGTTTATTTCTGCCCAATTTACATTTAGCCATTACAGCATTTTTAGAACCTTTGCTTAGTTTAGATACACCACCTGCGTCGGCGATTTTTTTCATACCTCTATCAAAGATAGCTATGTTCTCTGCAACGCCTGCATCTCCAGCGGGAAAAACGCTTTTCTTTCCTACTTCGCTAGTGCTAGCTCCCATGTATTTCATAGGGGCTTCTTCCTTACCACCCATCATTTTCGATGCGCCGTAAGCTGCAAGACCTGCTGCCAATACTTTACCTAATTTTTTCTTTTTAGACATGTTTTCCTCCTATATACGTATATCCGAACAGTGTAAACTATTATGATTGATAAATCTACAATATAGATTTGAATACGTTGGTTTTATCGACAAAACCACCTTCATACATGTAAGCTTTGAAAGGTAATAAAAACTTCTTTAATACATCATTAGGAGCAACCAAAGTTGGAACCATTTCATAATTTCTAGGACTGTCAGGACTGAGTTCTACTACTTCTAAATCTCCTCGAGTAGATCCATTACGTTCTATCTGACGTTTGATTTGGTTAGCGGTGTCTAAATCATCCGCTGCTGAAAGATGATTTTCATAGATGTATCTATCTTTAATTTTTTTATTGTAATGTTTTCTTCCTGTTTTAACTGCATCATCCGCTCCCTCCTCGGCAACTTCTATGTTTTCAATTATCTTAAATCGTTTATTAGGATTAGATTTAGGCATAGGCATTTGTTTAAAGTCTGCTCCATATTGTCTTGCAATCTTTCTTAAAGATTCATTTAAATCAGAAAACTTAGATGACTTTACAATGGTCCCCTCTTCTCCTCTTCCTAGTTCCGCTGCTTTAGAATCTATCTTAGTTAATTTTTTACCATCCATTAATCCATAATTAACTTCGTTTCCAATTTTATCTCTCTTAAATAAACCTTTAACACTTTGATTCATAGGTGAAGGGACAATAGAAATCGCATTAATATTTTTTTCTGCCATCGTTCTTAATAAATCTTTAACCACATAATCATTAGAACTAGTTCCTAATGGACCATACGTTGTGCTGTTTACATTTCCTTGTCTCGCTAATCGATTAAGTGCACTTTGATCAATTTGTTGTAACTGATACATCAATCGATTCTTCGCTTGTTCTTGAGTTCGTGTTAAAGCTCCTCTACCAATTTCGGTATAAGGTGTTAATTGATCTAAAATAGCTATACGTTTTCTTTTTAAATCTTGAATCTGTGCGTCAGCGTTAAAAGTATTAACTCTGTTTGAAAAAAATTCTTTTCTATAGCTTTCAGTAGTAGCTCTTGCAGTTGAATGTAAATCTGATTGAACTTCAGAAACTCTCATGTGTCGAACATTACCTCCAAGTTTAGGATTAGGTAAATCATCAAATCGTGCAAAAATTAATTCTTTGTTTGAAAAATAATGAGGCGATCCTTCAACATATCTAAAACCATCTAAAGCACTGTTAGGAATTTTAGCATCTAAGACATAAACATTTTCTGTAAAATTTTCTCCTGAAACAAGATTGTATTGACCATCATACGCTCCTTTATATTGAGGAAAGTAATTAGGAGATCGAGGTCCTTGTTGAGGATCAAAACGAACATTACCTGATTTAAATATTTTATCTGTTTCTAAAGGTGAAGCTCTTAAATTATAAGCTCCTACTTTTTCATTAAAGTTTCTTAAAAATTCTCTAGCGTCTTGTGTAACCTCTGGAATTTTTCTAGACATATCAATCACTCTCTGTTGTATTTTATTAATACTTCGATCAATAAAAGGTTTTGCACTATATTGAAATTCTCCAAAACTATTATCAAAAGCCTCATCTACATCAATTTTATAAGCGGCTTCAGCAGCACTTCTTTTGGGCTCAGGAACCTTTTGAATAATTTTACTAAAATCAGTTTTTAGTTTCATAAAATCAGATACAGGATCCCCTGGAGCATCAAAGACGACTTTTTTAATTTTATTGATTGGATTGTTTTTAATCATGTTCAACAACATATCTCGATCAATGTTAACATTGTTATCCATTGCGTATTGTAAAAACCCTGAAGGCTTACCGTCAGGTCCTATTAAAAATAAATTGGCATCGGCTAGTTCTTCTCTTTGAACTTGTCGAGAGACACCCGCTAAGGGTCCTGATGAAACTTTTAAATCTCCACGGTTTGCATCTTGTAACCATTTCAACCATTGTTTAGCTGGAGCACTATCAAATGGAGCTTCCATCACTCGATCAAATGCTGGAGATCCTACAAGCGGATTCGTTCCTTTGTAACCTGCACCATATGAAAACGGAACATCTTGAACTTCAGCTATTCGTGATTTACTAGGAACTAAACTTCTTCCTGTTGTTACTAACTCTGAAGCTTGTCCAGTGGCCGTTGGTAGGTCTCCTGTTTGGACTGGTTTACTGACTGTAATCGGTTGAACTTTAGATGCTGTTTTTGGAACTTTAAAATAATTTCTTACGCCAGGTATTCTTCTTCCAAGAGCGGTTGCTCCTAACACGGTAGCACCGAGCGCTGCTAACCCACCAAACGCCGACGGATCCGCATCTTCTACTGGAGTAACAATAGTTGTTTGTTGTTCTACAGGAGCTGTGGAACCTTTCTTAATCGATTCAAGAAAAGTTTGTGGGTTAATTAAATCAGCCATTAGAGAATATCCTTGTAATAATCCATCATGCCGCCTTTAGATTTTTTACGAACTTCAGCAGCTTTCTTTGTTATTTTTTCTACTTTAGAAACAGCTTCTTTAAATTCTTTTGGAACATTTTTTCCAGACAAAGGGCCAACATTAACTTTATTAGATTTAGGTTTGTTTTTTGTTCCAGAAATAATTGTTTTAAACATTTTAGGTTCAGTAATAAGTCCTAAAACTTTAGCATCATAATTCATTTGTTCAGCTTTAGATTTTCTAGAAAGACCTGCTGCTTTCTTTCCTAAAGTTTTAATAATTTTTTTTACAAATATATTTGCTACCATTACTTTAATCCGCCGTATTTAAATCCTTTGATTGCTTTTCTAGATCCCATAGCGAATCCTTTGATCTCTTGGTCTTCTTGTAAATACATTTCTTCTGGATATGGACGAGTTACATCTTGATCCATGTTTGCGTTTTGAAGATCTCTTGCAGTCAATCTATCTTCTGATTTTTTAGTAGCAGATTTATAAGATTCTCTAATTTCTCGAGCTCTTTTTTCCTGCGCATCTCTTGCAGTGGCTCTATCTTCAGCAGCTCGGGCTGCTTCTCTAATGTCTCTTTCTGTCATTCTATCTTTAGGCATAATATTTATATTCTCCTTCTATTTTCATTGGTTCGGGTTCGTCCATATATGTCGATACGAAATTACCTTGACGATATCTTAACACAGCTTGCGTTGTACTATCTACAAAATCATCAAATTGACCATAGGGAAATGCAGCACATTCTTCAATCACTTCCTCTGCAAAATGCTCTCCATAAGGATAATAGACGTTGCCTGATTCAAAAACAGGGGCACAAGCATTCACTCGTGAGTGTTTATCTTTACCACGGGTGGGTATGAAATCCATCACAGGAATACCTGCTCTACGCATCTCTTGAATGAGCGGTTGGCCAGTGGCCTTTGCCTCAACGATAATCGATTCAGGTTCCCAATACTTATACGCTTCCATAGCGACCGCTTTCAGTTCTGGAAAATCCCAACGACCTTTTTCTGCATCCAGTAAAATTAAAGCATTCTCTCCTGCACTCGGTTCAAAGATTCCCCATGTGGTAATCGCAGAATAGTCAGCCGATTCTTTTTTAGAAAATGCTGTATCATAACTTTGGATAATATGTTTTAAATCTGGAATCTGTCCTTTCCAAGGCTGCCACCACTCACGTTTTAAGATAGCTCCTTCCTCGGCCACTGGGTCCTGCATATACTGTGCATTCCAGTTTCTAGGTGAGATAGATGCTTTGACACCTTCGAGTTCTTCGAGTGACCAATATTCTGGCCAAACAGAATTACCTGATTTTAATATGGCAGGAAATTCTATTAACTTCCATTTATCAGCTTTAGGTTCACTTTGTGATTTGATGAGCCTTCCTGTAATGTCGTCTTGAGCCCAACGGGTCATTACAACGACAATGGTTCCTCCTGGTTGCAAACGTTGTCTGGGTCCTGAATTGTACCAGTCGTATGCTCTCTCCATAGCTGAATCGGATAATGAGTCTTGTTCTGTGTGTGGGTCATCGATAATAAGTAAGTCCGCCCCTCGTCCTGTGATAGAACCGCCAACACCCGCTGCAAAGTATTCCCCACCATGATTGGTCTCCCATCGGCCTTTAGCCTTACTATCTTCACGAAGTTTAACATCTCCGAAGATCTGTTTATACTCTGGGCTATCAATTAAGTTACGAACCTTACTACCGAACCTTCCTGCTAATTCGGCATTGTGTGAAACTTGCATAATTTTTTTCTTAGGAAACTTCCCTATGAACCAAGCTGGAAACAAATAAGATGCAAATTCAGATTTAGTATGTCTAGGAGGCATATTAACAATGAGCCTCCTATTCAAACCTTTTGAAATTTTAGTTAACTCATGTGCAATATGCTGATGGTGGCCCCACTTCTTTGGGTCCTTTTCTTTTCTACAAATAAAATCTGGCCAAACAGTTTGAACAAAATACAAGAAATTATCTTGGCACAATTTAATGTGTTCAATATATAATTTTTCGACTCTATCGCGCAACTGTTCAGTTGTTAGTAATTCATGCGACATATCTATTTTGCATACTATACATGTATGTAATAGGCTGTAAAGTCTTCGCCGCAGGTACCATAAACCAGCAAAAAGGGGGGTCGCCCCCCTGCAACTCGGATCTGAAATCGCAGGGGTCGTTGGTACCTCTATCGGTTATAGATAAGGGTTATGTAGATAGTTCGTTCGTTTAGGTAAGACTAACTTATTATAGATTGGTTTATACTTTTGTATTAATCGTCTTTCATACCACCGAATTTTTTTTCGGTCTTTAACTTTTATAATCTTAACTTTATATTTGTTAAGTTCATGTGTTAATACTCTCGCATAAACATTCCATTCTGACATGCCAATATATTTAATAATATTAGAACGCCTTGAAATAAGAAAGTAGATGCCCCCGACTTGCTCGGGGACATCTGTTTCATTTAATGTTTTAATTTTTTTCATGCTCATCAACAACTTTACCAGTCATTAATAAATTTAAAACATCACCCATTTTATTTACAACTCTATTTCTAAAGTCATCAGCAAGTGGGTTGCCATTGTTAGTTAATATAAATTCCTCAACAGCACTCTCAAGGAATTTATAAAGTATTTCATAGTTCAATGATTTAAACTTTTGATTATTCATTAAACTATTTACTCGGTTAATATCAATGTCATTGGTATTAACTTTTTCACTTAACATAGCACCAAATAAAGAAGGTAAGTTTTTATCTGACATCAAAACCCCCTAAATCTTTTTTGATTGCTAAATCATAATCAGCATTAAATGGTTTAAACTCTACTGTATCAACTGACTTGTAAAATTTATTAACCATATCGATTAATTCACTATCGCCAGTTTTATTTACGTACTCAATAAAACTAGTAGAATCAAATCGTCTTTGATTACGATTTATTTTTTGAACAAAAGATTTGTCATCAAGAATTAAGATATTAATTTTTGCTCTATCAAAAATTCCTGAAACAATTTCTTTTGTATCAGTTCTTAACTTACTATACTTTTTGTATAAGTAAGATTGGGCAACGTATGATTTGAGTACCCTTTTATCTGCTTGACTTACTGTCGGCAGATTTTTTTGTTTTACTTTTGTCATTGTTTTCCTTTTGTTAAAGTTAATAAGATATTTTTTAATATCTTATCTTAGATAAGATAATTATTTTTAATCAAAATACAAGACCTAAAAACAAATTTTTTTATTTTTTTTAAAATTAATTTTTTAGCCAAAACATCTGCCAACCGCCATCTGAAGCCCATCAGCTTCCAAAAAGTCTTTCTGAGAAGCCCGAGAATTGACGAAACGAGGGTGCGAGGTATCGTAGTACCCCCGAGATTTTAAAGAAATGTTTGATTACGAGATTTGGGCGAGTGGTCTAAAACAGGAGCTACTCTGACAAAAGACCACTCATAAGTCCAACCGAAGCGATGTTATCTTTTTCCGTACGAGCTTGGTTGGTGCGTGCCAGCCTGTGAGGTAAAACAACTGGCACACATCAAACAAACGAGGTACGAGGGCGAGAGTGCTACTCGCCCCCGAAAGACCTTTACCAACTACAATCGTATATAACTTCCTCTCCGTTTTTAACTTTTTCTCTAGCCCATTTCACGAACTCTTTATCCTGTGCTTCGTATTCTTTCACAGCTTCTTCTTGAAACTGTTGCCCCCAAAAGAATCCATCATGTGCGAAGTGTTCATAGTATTTATTTTTAATTGCCTCTTCCAAACGGTCGAGCAGTTCTTCATCTATCTTCACTCCACCCTGACCACCGTTAAAGCCGAGGCTTTGCAACTGGTCAACTGTGTTGTGTTCCGTGCCTTCTCCGTTTTGCTTTTCAAACTCCTGTGCCATGAATTGTTGTAACCGAGCATGTTTTCTCCAGTAGAACTCATCTTGGTTAGGTGTTTGTCTTAAATGAGCATATTGATCTAAACCCATTGTGTAACTCCTTTGTTAAAGTTTCTTCTGTCTTATCATACATAAGATAGATGTCAACTAACTTTTTGGTTGTATTTAAAATAAGTTCACCAGCCCGTCGACCATCGCCAACCCCAGCAGTCCCACCCCGAAGGTGACCCATTCGGCATCTGTCGTCAGCGAGACCGAGACCATTATTATTACGAGAATTAAGATCCACACTCACGACCTTTCCGCTCCTGTCGTTTAAATAAATAGTCCTTCAGTCCCTGCAACCAAATCCTGTACCAGGTCTCTGCGTCCTGGGTGAAGTAGGGATGGTCGAAGTAGTCCAGGTGTTTTTTAACGGGCTCACCTTTGATCAACGAGATCACGAGATCTGTGCTAGGCAGTTTCATGCGAGGCCTCCGTCTGCTGCAGCATTCGCTGCAGCGTTTTATAAACCGCTTCTACCTCAATCCTTCTCACGGGATTATCTGCGTAATAAGCTTTGGAAGATTCGTAATCCGTTAGGAAGACATCGAAGAGGATGTCCTGCATCTTTGTAATATTTTCTTTTTTAATTCTGAGCATCATCACCCTCCTTCACTTCGCTTTCTTCCCAAGTGTTACCGTTAGCAATGCATTTGTCTTTCGGTCCCCCTACGAGAAGATATTGTTTGCCGTCTTCTGGTGCGTTTAGTAAGTCATGCACGGATACTTTTTTATTTTTAATCATGCAAAATCCTACTCCATGTTGTTTCATCTGCATTGAGCTTTAGCAGCGCTTGCTTACTATAAATAGAACCAGCTTCGTCGAACAGTCCCAATTGGGATCCATGGACCTCACAGAGAATAGTTTCTTTGACTCCGCGCCCCTGTTTCGGTGACTCCAAAAGCTTGGCCGTCACATGGTGCAGCGGGTGCAAGTGATTCGTTTTGATGATGTCGCCTTTCTTCAGGTCTTTGAAGTAGACAAACTGTTGTGCTTTTCTGTATGACATAACGTTTCTCCTTAGTTAAGTTATCTTATCTATATAAGACAGATGTGTTTTTAAGTCAAGAGCTAATTTTTATTTTTTTCCTGAGCTGCAGGTGATGGGTGTCCTGTGTTCCTTACCAACGCACACATGCTACCGAACAAACGAGAACGAGAACGAGAATGGTGAGCTTCGTCAGACTGAGCTGCGTCTGCACCTGACCCATTCCTTTATCACCTAACTCCTTACCCATAAACGAGAAAACGGGAAACGAGGTTGAGCTGCACCTGGGGTGCGGGTGCTTCCCACAAAACCTTACACATCTGTTGTTCTTTGTCAAACGGGAAACGGGAATGAGCTTCGTCAGGACTGAGCTGCAGAGTCCTGAGCTGCAGGTGCCATGCGGTCGGTGTTGATGAACAAACGAGAAAACGGGATTGCAAACGAGAACGGGACACCCATCACCGATCCTTCGCCATCTCTGGAGCTAACCTTCCCAGGCGGTTAGTGGTGAACGAGAAATGAACGTAGCTCAGCCCAACGGGAAACGGGAACGGGGTCGGGTAGCGAGTGTACCAGCACGAGGTTTTTACTGTCGGTAGGGATACCTTGCACCCTGTAAAGTTCTAGGGCTCCCTGCGAGAGGGCCTGATACAGAATAAATACTCTACCGCCATGTCGGTATTCTTCATAGCACCAAGAGATTTGGAATTTATCAAGCTTCGGAAACTTGCCAGTATTAGATTTTAATTCAAGCCAAAAAGAATGCCCAGAACCTGTGCCATGAACATCAGGTATTCCGTTGATAGTTGAGCTTTCTATCCTTGTAAAATGTATGTTTTTTATATTCTTCTTTAATCGGTCAAACAGCTTTGATTCACGCTTTTTTAATGCCATTTTAAATAGGTCAAGACTTATATTTTTTTAATTTCTTTTATCACTGCGTTAGGTATAATTGTACTGTTTCCAATCTCATCAATTGCGTTATTGCTATCAAGTGAATAATCACCAAACAGTCTAGTTATACCTTTGCTTTGAGAATACAGATGTCCTTTGGATACACAAACAGGAAGTTCTTTCTCAGAAAGCTCCTTCAGAGAATGCCAGGAAGCATCAGCTGATATGTCGTACCAATGGATTTCAACGAGAGGATAACGAGATTTCCAATCTTTGGATTTTTTATTTATTATTATTTTTCTTTTTGCCATCTACTTTTACACTTACACTTCCTACGTTTGTACTCATCAAGTGAGAATTATGTATTTCATTAAACAAAATAAAAAAGTCAGAAGGTTCTTTACTTTTCAGTAATTTCTTCTGCCTGAACGTCAATGATATTTTTGGCTTCACCGATCTTGTCTTCCAATTCGGATAACCTTTTTTCAAGTTGTTCACGAGACATACCCTCCAACATATTGTGAGTTACTTCTTTTCTATCTACATACATTCCAGCTAGTTGCCCTAGCCTAAATTCCGAATTGATTGCTGCTGCAAATTGATTTTTATCTACAGCTAAATCGCCAAACTTTTCTAATCTTTTAAATGAACGAAGTTTGTTTCCATACTTCGCTTCTTCCTGCGCTAATTTCTTTTCAAGATACCTAACCACATGAGGATTTAAATTTGGATTAGTTAATCTTGAAGCCATTTCAGATAAACCGTTTTTAGTTTTTGATTTATATCCAGCTTCTTCTGCTGCCTTTGATTTAGAGATTGCTCCCCAATTAGCAACAAGTGTATCCACAAACTTCCTTTGCTTTGGAGTCAGTTCATGAACCGTCTTTAAGATATTTGCTTTTTTTGGCATAGCAGCATCATACTCAAATCGGTCAAGTTTTTCTACTCTATCCAATAAGATATTTTTATCTTTTTTAAAATACCTAAACCATTTAGGTATTCAGTCCTCAAGAACATTCTTGTCACGTATGTCAGGTCTATGTCACAGATTTAGAGTGTTTGTGACAGGGAATTAGTCAATATATTCAATGTCTTATGTCTAAAATAGGGTCTTTGTCACGTATGTCAGACTTTTTTTGGAGGTAGTGAAGTAGTAAAAGGGTAAAAATATCTATTTAGGAGCGTTCGCTTTGTACTTTTTCTTCTTTTTCTCTAAATTTAGCTGCTCTAATGCACAAGTTGCACAGAAAAAATAATGATTTTCATATACATCTACTGGTTTAACTCTACATTTTGCACATTTAAGTCGTTTGTCCACGTATAAATACTCCTTGTGAATTTTTAAAAGATCCATAATTCTACTCTCTATACGACACATATGCTACTTGCATCTATATATTTTTTGACGCAATTTATCAATGATTTTTTGTAATTTTTTGCGTTCATCTGTATTTTTTTCGTTTCTGAGCTCATTGTACTTAGCTGAATATCGGACATAGAGGTGTTGTTTTTTAGTGAATCTAATAATCCCAGTGTCCAGTGCCAAAAGATACCTATCTCGTACCCATTCAGCGTCTAAACCAGCGTTAAAACATGCATTTTGAAAGTCAGTAGAGTTGTTTACAAACCAATCATGAGCAGTAGCTTTATTGACAGATTCGTTTCGCGTTTGGCTTGTATTTAGGACGTCTTCAAGGGCCATCGTCAAAACCGCTCTCCATAATTTGACCTCTGGAGACAGCTCTTCTCTTAGCATCTCACTTGCCAGTCCCATACCTAATACCTTTAACACCTTGTTTGTTAAATTCATGTAGCTCCATGTTTATTCGAGAACTAGTTGATTTTGAAAGAAAAAGCAAGTTAAAGCCCAGGGGAACAAACAAAAGGATATAATGACTATTAGCCAAAAGCTCCCCTGAGCCACCTTAACTTTGAGAAACAGAGTAACAAAAAGCTTAAGTTACTCCTTTTTTGGTTTTAACTTAATTATTTTAGCTTGTAAAGGCTTTTCAATTAATTTTTTATGAATTCTTTTTTGATGAGCCACTTTCTTAGATTGAATAACTAAATTAATAAATTCAAATCCATCTTCGGTCATATCAAAGGTATAACCAATAAATAACATCGACATTGCAGAAGTAACATTTGCATATTCATCTTTGTTTAATCGATTCGCAAGCAGTTCCAATATCTCTGCCATATGTTCTTTAGTTACTCTTGACTTTTCCATACCAACTTATATTTCTCCCTTCTTTTTTACACCATTCATAGTGTCTTCGTAGAATTTGTCTACTTAGTTTTTCCCTGTTCCAATCTCTTTTATTTTTTACAGTGTTAGCCATAACATCGCCGCTGCACAAGCAACTATCCCTGCTCCCAATATAAATACTACAAAACTATGTTCT